AGAATATGGGATATGGAAAAGAAGATACATAAGTTCTTATCAAAGTTTAAGTATTCTCCAAAAATTGGTTTTGCTGGAATGGGTGAATGCTATAGAGATGATGATTTAGTTTATGAAAAGTTTGAAGAAGTGTTGACTCGTTTAAACGCGTAGGGTAAATTATGTGTTAGAGTGGATTTTCTATACGTGATTCACTAGGTGATGGATTCTTACAGCGTCTTTCGCCGAACGAGATTAAATACGCCCTAGAGTGAAATAGTCTGTAAGCCTCAAGGGTTCTCACCAAATTACCTAGCAGTAACCCTTGCAATATAGGCAAGAAGGCGAACCTAGATCAAAGCCTGTCATTGAGTTGATGGGCTTTTTGCGTTTCTGGAATGATAAAAATCTTATCTCGCGGGAGGTGCTTTGTTGGGGCACCTCTCAATTTTGCCGAACGGATTACGGCGCATGAAGCCCTGCCAAATACTAGTTATTGGCGGGGCTTTTATTTTTCGGGGGATATATGACAGATATTGTTGAAGCGAAAAAGAATCTTGATAAATACTCAGAAGAGCTAAGCCGCTATCAGAATTTGTCACGCACTGGGTTAAGTCGTGAAGAGATGCTTGTCATAGATCGAATCATTATTCGACTAAGAAACAAGATTAATAATTTACGGTCCATGTTAAATGCGTGACGCCAAACGATTAGCCGAAGTACGCAAATTGCCATGCATGAGATGTGGTGCACCAGCACCAAGCCAAGCCGCGCATTCTAATTCTAGTAAAGACGGTAAGGGCAGATCCATTAAGGCTTGCGACTCTAAAACTGTTTCTATGTGTTTTTCCTGCCATCGTTTGTTTGATACCTACCAACTAGGCAACAGGCAGGAAAGCGAAGAGCTATTTAATAAATGGCTTAAGCGAACCAACGCAATGCTTGAGTCTGATGACGATTTATTTTAACCAGGGCTGAGAAGCTCTTTTTTTGTATCTTTATAAAGGTGAAACAATGAAGATGAAATTCTTAGCTATTGGTTTAATGTGCACAATGACAATGATTGGTTGTTCACGTGATGCTCAAGTAGCTTCTAAGAACCTTTCTTATGCTGCTGATAACTTTGAGCTGGACCGCAGGATTGTTTTTTATAACGGGATTACTGGTGACTACATTCTCACAATCGAGGGTAAATGTTCTTTTGATGCAGTAAGTGAAAAGAAAGTGGATGTAACTTGCAAGACAGGTGATTCAGAATTCAAGAAACATTCTTTGGGTATATCTGACAATGTTACTTATTTTTCGGAGCAACTAACAAGTAAAGGTGTTAGCACATACCACTACAAGGTAGCTTTTAAACCTCAATCAATCATCCCTGACGTTGATCTGAAAGTGAATTAATTCCCTCGAGTTCGAGGGTTTTAATTTTTGAGGGGAATATGGACAGACACACATTATTATCAATAGGCATTGGCCTAGTGCTTGGTTTCATGTTGATTTTAATCACAGAGCATTTCCGCTTTGTTATAGGCATGGTTCTGAGTGTGTTGGCTTTGAGATGGTTGTTTAGCCAGTGGTGAGTGTATGGAACCAGCAACATTCCCAATCAATAGTTATTCAGGAATTGTTCAGGTAATTAACTATCTGAACAATAACCACTCCAAAGCAGCCGCAGAAGGCAAACCTTTAGTCGTTAGAATCAATCAGAAAGAAGACGATAGAAGCGCCGCACAAAACCGGCTTTACTGGGCTTGGCTTGAGCAGATCAAGCAAAAGACCGGTAACTCAAAGGATGACCTTCATTTACTTTTTAAGAAAAAGTTTCTTGCCCGGATCTATGTTGAAGGTCGGCAAGAGACTGCAGAAAAGTACATGGCTTTGCAGAACTTTAAAGATGTTATTCAAGCATTCGATGGACCTAAGCGCCGTCAACTTGAAAAGGATTACCAAGTTTTGGTCAATACCTTCATTAAAGACCACCTGCAAAGCAAGAAGGCCACCATTAAAGAATTCACCAAATATCTGGATAAGATCAACATCTATGCACATAGAGACTTGGGCGTGATGTTGATTATCCCGGATGACCTTAAGTGGTGTTATCAAAATGAGCAATGATTCAAATTTGCAAGACGTGGTGCTTAAGCTGATTGAACAGACAAACAAACTGATAGAGCAAAACAATAAGCTGACTGACCACAACAATAGGCTGGTCGAACAGAATAGCTTACTCGTTCAAATCAATTCAGAACAATCGGCGCAATTAAGTACAGTGCTTGAGGTGTTTGAAGATGGCGAACCAGCACAGCGATCGGGTTCACTAGATGGGTGATGTTATGAGCTCAAGTAAATGTATTAGCTTTCAAGAAGCAATAGAGATTGGGCTTCAGAAAGCAGCGGATAGTGAAAGAATAAAGGCTGAGGTTCAAAGCATTTTACAAGAGTTGAATTCAGTAGCCGCAAAAGCAACTAACAGAAATTTTATTTTATTTGATTTATCCGAACCGGAAGTTAAACAACTGTCACCGCTTAAATTTGACTTTAACAACTATAGCTTTCCAATCGCGGTAAGTTGTGGGGCGTTGCAAGTTGAATGTAATAGCATTTGTGAACTTGTTGAGTCAATTAAGCAATTTCTAAGATCAGCTTATTTTGGTGATTTTATGAGGATGAATAGCAATGCCTAGAATAGTTTCAGTCATTCCGCCTAAGGATGACTCCAACATTACTAAAACTCAGGGTACAAAAATATTGCTTGATAACGGCGAGTACCTTCGACATGTCCATAAAATCACTTTAGTAGCAGAACCAGAGTCGCCATGGAAGGCCATCATTGAAGTGTACCCATCTAATCAAGAGCAAATTAATGCATTGCTTGCGGATGTTGAGGTTATTAAACGCGACCAAGAATACAGCCGCTTGGATGAGATTGAAAAGGAAATCCAGCAACTACAAGATGAGAAGGCTCTCATTGAGCGTAAACGTTGCCCAGAAGTAACAGGGATTTCAATTGCTGGTGTTGCGAATGTACCAATGGAAGGTACTTACTTACTTCCAGAAGGTGAAAAGATCTTACCAGTTACAGGGAAGGTTAAAGATTTTTACGGCGTCATTCATTCCTTTCCAGATCTTAAAGGTGAGCAAGATGATTCAGAAGAGCATTATTAATAATCGTTTGAGTTTTCATGAATTGGGTCGTGAGTCTAAACAACCTCACATTGTACTTGAGCTCGAAACCCCGGAAGTTTTGCGTAAACAATTGGAACTCCGTTTAGTTAAGTTGGTCCAAGAGTATCAACATAAAGGTTTAGATATTGATTGGATATCCATTGACTTACTTAATGGTGTAGATGCGCGAGTAAACTTAAATGAAACTACCCAGACTGCAAAGCAAACTACAGGCGATGACACCGAAGACACCGAGACGTGAAGTGGTCCAGACAGGGTTTCGTAATCAATTCCAGAAACTTTATAACCATGACTGGAGAAAGGCCAGAGCAAAGTTCCTTCAAGCCAATCCGTTATGTACGTATTGTGAGAACAGATTTGGTCGAGTAACTGAAGCAACTGTGGTCGATCATATTATCCCGCATAAGGGAGATAAGACACTGTTCTGGGATGAGAAGAATTGGCAGCCGTTATGCAAATATTGCCATGATTCAATTAAGGCAAAAGAAGAAATAAAACAAGGATATATGTAGTATTGTGGTATAATTATTAGGCAAAACAAAGCCCCGAAAGACGGCAATCTTAAAGGGCTTCTGACCACATTGTTATTCGAGGTAACAACATGACTGCGGACAATTCTGCACTACTTTCATTTGTCAGTAAAGCTAAAACCAAATCATATAAGCAGCCAGAGTGGAAGCATCCAAAACCTTGCATTGTCTGTGGTGAGTTATTCCTTCCATACCAAAAGAAATCTGTGGTTTGTTCTCAAGACTGTAGATTGGTTCATGTGGCTAACAACAGCAGGGCTAAGTGGCAAGTTAAAGATTATCCAGAAGTAAACTGTTATGTATGCAATACAGTATTCAAGCCTAGGCAAAAGAATGGCAAGTACTGCTCAAGGAAATGCAGCAGCAACAAACCAAAATACAAGGTGCTGACATGCATCCACTGCAAAGGTGAGATTAAGAGATCTAGTCATGGAAGTAGAGATGCTGGCTTATGTTGTTCAAGAGAATGCGGCTTTAGGTGGCAGGCATTTATCAGAAGTGAGTTTAGTGCATTAAGACGTATAGCTGAGAATAATAAACCAAAGCCTATTGTTGATACCTATCTCCTTAAGGAGATTCAAGCTATTAAAAGAATAGCTCGAAAAGCTAAAGACTCAAGGTGTTGCAGGCATTGCGGTGAAATCGTTTATTCCAAACACGTATTGGTTCATCCTACTTGCCGTAAAGAGTATTCAAAAATTAAGAAAGAGCAGTATAGACAGACTGATTCTTACAAGCAGAGCAAGAAGGCAGCCAAGTCTAAACGCAGGGCGTTAGAGCGAGGTGCAAGAGTTGCTGAAGCAATTAGTCCTGATTTTATTTTAGAGCGTGATAAGTATCGTTGTTATATCTGTGGGATTAAAACACCAAAGAAACTACGAGGCACTTTAGAGAACAATGCGCCAGAGGTAGATCACATTATTCCACTAAGCAAAGGCGGTCTGCATGTTGAGTCAAACTTGAGATGTGCTTGCAGAAAATGCAATGGATTAAAGAGTGATCAGATTTACCAGTTGATCTAGCGATACCCATCGGGGGGGGGCTTGTTTTGTTCAGAGTCCCTCCAAATAAATTATCGCCGCCCATCTCACTTATAAGAAAAATCTCATTTCAAAAATATGTTAAAGGAGGGTATATGGCTTTAACAGAAAAAAAGAAGGCATTTGCCCTCGCAAAACGAAAAGGCAAGGATAATAAAGAAGCTGCCATTTTGGCTGGATGCCCTGAAAAGACTGCATCTGCGGCAGGTGCGCGTTTAGCAAAAGACCCCGATGTTATTGCTTACCTTGAGCGACTTGAGAAAGCCACACCTGAACAAGTTGTTAAACATGACGTTAAACCATTAACAACCAATACAACTATTCAGGCTGCTAAGAATCTAGCAGACCCATTAGCTTTTTTAGAGTCTGTTTATAGCGATCCTGTTGAAGATATGGCGCTACGTGTACGAGCAGCACAAGCCGCCCTTCCATACGTTCACGGCAAAGTGGCCGAAAAGGGCAAGAAACAAACCAAAGCAGAAACTGCAAGAGAAGGTAGTAAATCAGGAAAGTTTGCAACTTTAGATAATCAATTGATGAGCTAAATTATGTCTTCAATGTCACCCATCTGGACTACAGCTTGCCCAGACTGGGCGACTCGTATTGTTTCTAAACAATCGTTAATGCCGTGTAAGCCATTATTTCCCAAAGTGGCTGACGTAGCGGAGCGTATCTTTAAAGAGTTAATTCTTGTTGATGTGATGGGTAGCCCTAAGATGGGCGATGTCACATTGGAATGGGTAATCGAGTTTGTTCGTGCAATCTTTGGCGCATATGATCCAAGCACTAAGCGTAGATTAATACGTGAGTTCTTTCTTCTTATTTCAAAGAAGAATACAAAGTCTACAATTGCCGCCGGCATCATGCTTACTGCATTAATTCTTAATGATAGACAGTCTGCCGAACTGATTATCTTAGCTCCAACCAAAGAAGTTGCTGATAACTCCTTTAATCCAATCCGAGATTTCATTCGCGCCGATGAGGAACTAAGTGAACGATTCAATGTGTCTGAGCACACAAAGACAGTTACGCATCTAGGTACTGGGGCAACACTTAAGGTTATTGCAGCAGAATCTAACGCCGCAGCAGGTAAAAAGGCCTCGATCATTTTGATTGATGAGGTTTGGCTCTTTGGTAAGCGTGCGAATGCGGAATCAATGTTTCGTGAAGCAAAAGGTGGTCTGACTTCACGACCAGAAGGTTGTGTAATTTATCTGTCAACTATGTCGGATGAAGTGCCATGCGGTGTATTCAAGCAGCTTTTGGATTATGCCCGTGATGTGCGTGACGGCATTAAAGAGGATAAAAGCTTTCTGCCACTTATTTATGAATTCCCTAAGCATCTAGTGGAGGCTGGCGAACATTTAAAACCAGAAAACTTCTATATAACCAATCCAAACTTAGGTGCTTCGGTTGATCATGAATATCTGATTTCGGAATTTAACAAAGTTAAAGATGCTGGTGAAGAATCTCTTAGAGACTTCTTGGCCAAACATTTAAACATCGAAATTGGCATGAATTTACGTGCAAATCGATGGGCTGGTGCAGAGTTCTGGAATCAACAAAAACATGTTTTCGGCTTAGACCAACTAATTGAACAGTCAGATGTCATTACGATTGGTATCGATGGCGGTGGGTTAGATGATTTGCTTGGATTCGCGGTTTTAGGGCGTCTTAAAAAAGATCCCCGCGTCTGGTGGCTTTGGAATCATGCATGGGCAAATAAAGTTGCTTTGGAGCGCCGAAAAGAAAACATCCCAAAGTACCAAGACTTTGAAAAAGAGGGAAGTCTGACTGTAGTTGAGAAAGTTGGCGAAGATATCGACCAATTGGCACTGATTGCAAAGCAAGTTTATGACAGTGGCAAGCTTGACAAGATTGGACTGGATCCGCAAGGTCTGGGCGGTCTTTTGGATGGCTTATTGGGTGTAGGTATTCCACAAGAGCAACTTGTTGGTGTACCACAAGGTCATAGGTTGATGGGATACATCATGACTGCTGAACGGAAACTGGCGGAGGGCAACCTTTGGCATGCTGGGCAGCAACTTATGACTTGGTGTGCTGGCAATGCGCGAGTTGTGATGATTGGTAATGGGATGCGAATCACCAAGCAAGAATCAGGGGTTGGGAAAATTGACCCTTTGATTGCAACATTTAATGCCGTGGCTCTGATGACCATGAACCCGGAGCCAACAAATAAAGAATACAGCGTTTATTTTTTCTAAATAATTTTTAACTTGAAGCCCGCTATTTGCGGGCTTTTTCTTTTTAGGGAGAGCCTTATGTCTGCTCTACATAAAACGTTTGGCTCGGTCCAAATTAAGAGCCTTGATGAAGAAAAGCGAACATTTACCGGTATCGCAAGTACACCAAATCAAGATCGCGCCAAGGATGTGATGGTGCCAAGAGGTGCAGAGTTTAATCTGCCTATGCCTTTACTTTTCCATCATGACCCAACAAAAGCAATCGGACAGGTGACAAGCGCAAAAGTCACAGCTAATGGCATTGAAGTCGAAATCCATATTCCTGAAATCGAAGAGCCTGGTGTCTTAAAAGACCGTGTAGATGAGGCGTATCAGTCCCTGAAATACGACTTGGTCAAAGGCTTGTCGGTTGGCTTTATTCCAAACTGGGATGAGGCAGAAATGATCAAGGGTGGTGGCATCCAGTTCAACCAATGGGAATGGTATGAACTCAGTCTGGTCACAATTCCTTGCAACCGCGAAAGCTCTACAGATTTCAAAAAAGCATTTGAGGAACACAAAGCCGCGTTGGGCGAAAAACCTCAAGACGTTCCAGATGGCGCTTCATCTGAACAAAAACATGTTGTCGTAAAACTTAATAGCCCAACAAAGGGTGGAGTGAAATTATGAATAAATATTTAAAACAGCTGCTTGATGCGTTGGCAAAAAAACAAGCAGAAAAGCAGGGTGTTATCACTAAGGCATTAGATGATCAGCGCACACCCAACGAAGAAGAAGAAGGGCAAATTACTGCTATTGATGAAGAAATTGCCACAATTCAAAAAAATATTGATCGTGTAAAAGACATGATCAAGCAGGCCGAAGAAGCTGGGGAAAATGGAACACCTGTAGCAGGTGGCAGTCCAGAAGAGGCTGCTAATACCGCTGGTGGTGGTAATCCAGCACCACGTGTTGAGGTTGAATCCAATCTTGAAAAAGGTGTTGGTTTTGCAAAATTTGTAAAGTGTCGAATGATTGCCTCAATTGAAGCGAAGAAGGGCAATTATAAATCAGCAGTTGATGTTGCTAAAAGCTTAGGTGAGCCGCCAGAGGTAATTGCCTTAATTGAAAAAGCCACTCTAGGTACAACGACTGATGCTGGTTTTGCTTCACCATTGGTGCATACAAACCGTTTAGTAGGTGAATACATTGAATTGCTTCGCGCTAATACAGTGCTTGATAAGCTGCAATTCCGAAAAGTTCCATTTAATGTTGAAATTCCCGCGCAGGCGACAGGTTCTATGACGGCTTGGGTTGGTGAGGGCGAGGCCAAGCCTTTAACTAATCCAACTTACGCAGATGTCAAAGTCGGCAAGCATAAAGTAGCTGCAATTGTGGTTTACACCCTTGAGCTTTTAGAGGGTAGCGATCCAGCAGTTGATGTATTAATTCGTGATGACTTGGTTGCTTCATCTGCTCAATTCACTGATGCTGAATTCCTTAGCGCTAGTGCAGGAACCACCAAAAAGCCAGCAGGTCTTTTAAATGGCGTTACGCCAATTACTTCAACAGGTAATACACCTGAAGCAGTTGCTAATGACTTGCGCGCTTTACGTGCTCAGTTCCTATCTAACAACCTTTCTCTTGCTGGTGCTTACTACCTTATGAGTGAAGTTAAGGCTGCAGAGCTTGCAGATATGCGCGATGCTTTAGGCAATACCTACTTTAAAGGCATGGAAGCAGGACTTAATCAGAAGACATTAGGCGGCATCCCAGTTATTGAATCTGAAACCGTGGGTGATGTGATTATTCTTGTTAAAACATCTGAAATTCTGATGGCAGATGGTGGTCAAGTTGAAATTGCTTACTCTGACCAAGCAACTTTAGTTGATGGAACAACTGTTCATAACTTATGGCAAGAAAACAAATTTGCTATTCGTGCTGAACGTTTTGTTTCTTGGGCTAAACGCCGTCCGATTGCTGCAAGCTTCATTCAATACACTTAATTGATTGAATCTATTGATTAGAAAAAACAGCCCTTAATTGGGCTGTTTTTATATCTAAACATCACAATTGTTTAGCTATAGGAACAGTCTCATGAAAATTGAATATTTAAAGCAAATGCATGATGCCAATGTTGGTGACATTAAGGATGTACCAGACTTGGCAGCAAATGTCCTAATTAAAATAGGTGTTGCAAAGCCTTATGAAGAGCAAAAAAAGGCACCCGCTAAACCTAAAAAAGAAGTAAAACCAATCGAATAAGGCGGTAATTATGGGCATTAGAGACTGGTTTAAAGGTAAAAAAAGCCTCCAAAGTGTCCATACTTCTGGGCAAAATGTTTGGAATAGTTTAACCGTTCAAGAGCCATATTCTGGCGCATGGCAGAAAAATGATGAATTAACACGCACTGAGCTGACAGCATCCGATGCTGTATTTTCTTGTGTGAGCCTTATTTCTAAAGACATCGGCAAACTTCCTATTGTACTCAAAACTAAAGTTGATGGTGTTCTGGTACATGCTGACATCCCAGAAAAGCTTCGGGTGTAAAAAAAGCCAAATAACTATCAGACATGGCAACAGTTTCAAGAACAATGGACATCAAGTCTATTATTGCGCGGCAATACCTACGTTTGGAAATTACGCGATGCCTTTGGTGAGGTTTATCGAATGGTGGTTTTAAACCCCGATTTGGTAACACCGCTAATTGATAAAAATGGGAATGTCTTTTACCAATTAAGTAAGGATTGTTTGACTCAGGCAGAATCTGAAATTCTACCAGCTTCTGAAATTATTCATGATCGAATTAATACTTTTTATCATCCATTAGTAGGGCTATCACCAATTATGGCGTGTGGTGTAGTTGCAAAAATGGGGGTGAAAATCCTGAATAATGCTGCAAACTTCTTTGGAAATGGTAGTAGACCGGGCGGAATTCTGGTTGCTCCCGGTCCAATCGCAAAAGAAAAGGCAGAAGAAATTCAAGCGAGATGGAATCAAAACTATTCTGGGTCTAATTATGGCAAAACTGCTGTGATTGGTGATGGAATGACTTATACAGTTTTAGGTATGAGTGCTGCAGATTCCCAAATGCTTGAGCTTTTAGAAATGTCAGGTCGTGTTGTTTGTAGTGTATTTAATGTCCCTCCTTTCAAGATAGGGATTGGAACTGTTCCGGATGACCCAGAAAAGGCAAACGGTATTTATTATTCTGATTGCTTGCAAGCATTTATTGAATCTCGTGAAAACTTAATTGATGAAGGATTAAACCTAGAGTCATTTAAGGTAGAAAGCTTTCTTGATATTGACACTTTAATACGTATGGACTCGGAAAGATTCCACAACATGATTCGTGAAGATGTCAAAGGCTGTATTTTAACGCCAAATGAAGGCCGAGCAAAAATTGGAATGCTTCCTGTTCTTGGTGGTGATGCAATTTATATGCAACAACAGAACTTCTCACTTGAGGCACTTTCAAAGAGGGATTCTAAAGACGATCCATTTGGAAAATCTGAATCTTCATCTCAAAAAACAAATGATGCCCAGAAATCTTTTGATTCACTTTATCAAGGCGTTTTTTCTGTTAATGAAAAATATCAAATGGGCCAATTTGTGACCCATAAAGGAAGTCTGTGGCACTGTGAAAAGGACCATACTGGCGAATTTGATCATGCTAACTTTAAGCTTTGCGTGAAGGGGGCTAAATAATGTCAATTACAGATTTGGCCACTGTTAAGGCTCACTTGCGGTATGACTCAAACGACAATGATTTAGAGCTAGAAGCATATAGAGAAGCGGCAGAACAAGCCGTCTTAGATTATGTGACCGATGAATTTGCAGATGGCAATTATCCAAATCAATTTAAAGTAGCGGTTCTTCTTCTGTGCGGTTATTACGATAGCAATCGAAATCTTGAAAGCGAAATGCTGGTCGATGGCAATTATTTACCTCCACCTGTTAGAGCCTTGCTCTATAAATTTCGCAATCCTACTGCTATTTGAGGTATTTATGGGACAGAAAGCAAGCAACCTACGTCACCGCATCACCATTCAAAAGCCCATACAAACCCAAGACCAAAACACTGGAAAATTAATCACCTCATGGTCTAATTTTTCCACCATTTGGGCAGAAGTTACTGATCTATCAACACGTGATGTTATTGCAGCCAAAGCAGCAAACAGCACTATCCAAGCACGTGCAAAAGTTCGCTACAGCAGTACTACAAAGCAGATTGATAGCACAATGCGGGTTCTTTTTGATGGGTACTATTACAAGATTGATGGAAACCCGATGCGAGATCCCGACTCACGCCGTGAGTATTTAACCATCAACTTATCTACAGGCGAAAAAGCATGGAATGGGTAAATTATGACAACTCAAATACATGGTTTGGAACCTGCATTAAGACGAATGCGGGCAATTGGTAATGACAAGACTGTAAAACGTATTGCCCGTAAAGCGATGCGGCAGGCAATGAACATTGCAAGAGATGCAGCTCGTCAAAAAGTTAAACGCCTAGATGATCCAACCACTCCAGAAAAAATCTGGAAAGAAATTGTGGTTCAAAATGGCCGGAGTAGAAATAAAAACACTTTGGTTATGCGCGTGGGAGTGCGTGGTGGTGCACGTATCCCATATACAAACAATGCTCAAAATAGACGTGCTGGGCGTGTTGGTCAAACTTACCAAGCGGACGGCCGAGTCTTTTACTGGCGATTCCTTGAGTTGGGTACAAGTAAACAGCCTGCTACTCCATTTTTACGCCCTGCTTTATACGAAAACATTGAACAAGTTACCGATAAATTTGTTCAGGTGTTTAATTTTGAACTCAGTGTGGTTTTAGGTGCAGCTTAATGATTGATGTTCCAATTTTTAATTTAGCAAGAGCAGATCCAGCAGTAAGAGCATTACTCGAAAGTAATAATATCTTGAGAGTTTGGCGTTTTGGATCTGCTCCAGAACAGCCTGAAACACCATATGTTACTTGGCAAATTATTGCAGGTGACTCTAATAGTAGCCTTGATTCGCGGCCTGTTTCCGACAATGCAATTATTCAAATTGACGTATATGCAACTGATGAGGATGTAGTTGATCAAGTTGCAAAAGCAATTCGCTTCGCAATTGAACTTGATTGTTATGTGGTTCGTTATGGCGAGGCAGATAAGGACCCCGTAACAGGAATGTCCCACTATTCTTTTGATGTTAGCTGGATCGTAAACCGCTAATAAAACTTAAACCATATTTTCACTTAGCACCCATTTCGGGTGCTTTTTTTATGCCAAAAATTAAGGAGCGCTCTTAATGGCTAATGTAAAAACTCAAAAAACACAGTTATTTACTGTGTTAAATGGTCAAGTGGTTCGTTTTGTTTGCTCTAAACGGATTGACTTGGGGCAAGATTCATTTCAAAAAAATTGATGTGACTTGTCTTGATGCAGAATCAAAACAGTATGTTCGCGGTATGCGTGATCCCGGCGAAGGTGCAGTAGAAATCGATTACGATGATACGAACACCAGTCATGACAAATTAATTGAAATTGCCGAATCTGGAGAGATTTTAGAATGGCATGTTGGTTCGGGTCATGCTGCAACGCCTCCGACCTATGATCCAACCACTGGTATTGATCTTCCTGAAGATCGCATGTGGTGGTCATTCAAGGGCTATATTAACCCTACAGCACCAAATGCTTTTGAAGTCGATTCTGTAGTTGGTTATTCATTCACATTGATTCGTACTTCTGGCGTAACTGCAACTAAACGCACGGTGGCTCCATAATGGCTAAGATCAGCATTACAGACTTAAAGCAGAGTGTAACTACTCTAAACGTTCCAGTTAAAAAAGCCGTCAAGTGGAATGTTGAAGCGACTGAAAGTAATATTGAGTCACTTAAAAAATTGACGAAAAACAATTCATTAGAACTTGGTGATATTGTTGAGCTTGAAGCTGATATTTTTGTCAAAAAAATGAACTTCAAGGAAAGTCGCGAGGCATCCAAAGCAATTGAATGGGATCTTAATTATGAGAATCTTGAGGATTCAAAAGTTAAGAAAATCGATTCAACTCACATGCAAGCTGCTCAATTACTTGGTTCAATTTGCTCAGATCAAAAGGGAACACCTTTTTTCTCAAGTGTTAATGACATCTATAAAGCAGAGCCTAGTTTAATAAATGCTATGTATGCTGCTGCTGATGAAGTTAATAATTTTTTGGGAAAGTCTCGGAAGAAGAGCTTGCAGACAGAGAACTCCTCATTGAACTCGTCCTCAACGGAATCGGCGGAAACACCTTAGAAGAAGCTGAACAAAAACTTTCACATAAAGAGTTGATGGAATGGAGAGCCTATCGTCAAAAATATGGCTCTCTTTTCTTTGGTCGCCGTTTAGAGCAAAGCTTTGGAAGCTGGATGGCACATTACACAGGCTTCAAAGTTAAAGAGGGAACAAAAGTAGACCCTTATATATTTATGCCTCATGAACAGCCACCAGACGATGACAATTCATTGTCATTAGAGGAATATCTAGAAAGGTTCCATAGTAACTAGCCCTGCCATAAGGTGGGGCATGTGACATTTACATACCGTTTTGTTAAATTGATTAAAATTTAAAAAACGGTGTGTAAATGAATAAGTTTTTAATTATTGTTATTTTGGACAGCAAAATACATTAAAGAGGCATAAGGACAATATGAAAAAGATATTTATTTTTTTAGTTTTGATCAATTTAGTTGGGTGCTCTAATGATAAACCAAAAGAATATTTTGAGGGAGGTTTCGATTCAATGGAGAATTGTATCCGTGATGTTAAGATTAGATCAAAACACACACCAGTCGTTGAACTAATGAATGATACAAAGGTTAGTGGTAGCTTTGATGGACTAAAAAGGTCACAAGGAATCTGGACATGCGAGATAAAGCAGAATAAGACAGGCTATCCTTTTTATGGTTTTTTTAGTATTGAAAAGGATTTATAGTTTTTCTAAAAACAACTAACCGCTGAAAGGCGGTTTTTTATTGCCCGGAGAAAACCAATGGCCACAACTTCACTTGGCAGATTAACACTGGATCTAGTGGTTCAGACGGCTAGTTTTTCAGAGCCACTAAGTAGAGCTGAACGGCAGGCGCGAACATCGAGTCAAGGGATTGCTAATTCTTTAAATATTGCTGCTATTGCTGTAAGTGCATTGAGTGGAGCAGTGGCTGGTCTTTCAGTGGCTCAGCTTGTTAATTTTAGTGATCAAGTTATTCAGACTGGAAATGATATTCAAAAGTTTTCAAAACTTGCGAATGCTTCAGTGCGTGAATTTCAGTATTACGCCAAAGGGGCAGAAACTGCTGGAATTTCATTGGAATCTTTTGCAGATAAAATGAAAGACATGCAGGATCGTATAGGCGATTTTCAGCAAACGGGTGGCGGTCCTTTAGCTGACTTTTTCACCAATATTGCCCCTAAAGTTGGTGTAACGATTCAACAGTTTCAAAAGCTGTCCGGTCCAGAAGCACTTCAACTATTTTATAACTCATTGGAAAAAGCTGGAGCCTCTACCAATGATATGAAATTCTACATGGAAGCAATCATTTCAGATTCTTCTTTACTTATCCCATTGCTAGAAAATGGTGGTGAAGGATTTAAAAAATGGGGTGACGCGGCTGAAAAGGCTGGCGCTATCATGTCTGATGATTTAGTTAAGAGCTTGGCAGAAGCAAAAGAAAGTCTTCAATTAATGGATCTACAATGGCAAGGGGTTGAAGCCAGATTAATAAATAGTGTCGTTCCTGCTATCGAAACGGTTATAGAGAATTGGGATGATATTAAAGCAGTAACTATTGCTGTATCTGCTGGCATTGCAACTAGATTTGTTCCTTCTTTGATTGTGGCAACTTATCAACTTGGCCAAACCGCTATTTTTGCAGTTCGTGCTGGTGTTGGTTTAGCAAGCTTTGCTAGATCTGCTGGTGCTACAGCTGGAGTCATGGCTTTACTTGGTGGTCCCGCTGGATTGGCAATGTTAGCAACACAAATTGCTGTAGCTGGTGGTGCATATTTATTGATGACCAAACACACTGAAGATGCAACAAGTGCATTTGAAGAGCAAGGTTTGGCACTTAGTGAACTTCGAGAAAAATATAAAAGCTTTACCGCAGCACAGTTAGCTATAAAAGGTATTGAGGCAAGTGAAGAAATCGAAAAGCAAACCAAAGATCTAAAAAGTCTTTTTACAGCTTTAGAACAATTTGAGAACGACTTAAAAGTTCAAGGTGATGCCAAGCAACTTAAAGGAATTCAGTTGTATCTTAATAGCTTAAAGGAGGGTGGTGATAAGGCAAAAAATGCTTTTGCGGAGCTTCAAAAACAAGGCTTGGTTAGTGAGAGTACACTTAAGTTTGTTGCTGAATTAGATACAAAAATTAATGCTGCAAATAACTCTATAGATCGTCAAAAAGAGATCCAAAAATTAGTTAAAGATGTTACCGATGAAACAACTAAGGCCCAGCAAGACCAAGCAAAAGCCTTAAACATTTCAACGGAGGCATATAAGAATTTAACTAAAGCTCAACGAGACTACATTACCCAAGCTAAACAAGATGTACTTAGGGAAGGGTATATAAAGACACTTGTAAGAGAGGGGGTAAGTGTAGATAAAGCGAATGTTTATGCAGATGCACAAGTCGCAACAAATGGAGAAAATGCTTTTAAAGCACCATTGTCAAAGGATGTGCTACTTGCTGCCCGCGAGAACTTCAATCTAAAAAACTATACTTTTGGGAAAGCTGAGTTAGAGGCAATTGCTCGTGCACAAGGTATTGCTAAGGCAAATAATTTTGCTCAGATTGAAAGTTTGTATGGTTTGCCTGCTGGAACATTAGCAGCCTTGATTCTTCAAGAGTCTGGAGCTAATGCCGGGGCAAGAAGCCATACCGGGGCAATAGGTCTTTTCCAAACAACGAGTGTGTTTAGAAAGCAATATGGACTTAATGCCAAAAGTTCTACTGAAGAAATTGCAACAGCAGCGGCTAAAGACTTATCTAAACATTTGGCTGATTTTGGAGCCATGGACAAAGCACTTATGGCCTACAATGCTGGTGCAGGCGGCCTAAGAACTTATATGAAGGGTGGATTATCAAATAGTAAGCGTAAAGAGGTTGCTGGTTATGCACCGGGTTTCCAGAAATGGTTCGCTGGAGTATCTGGCAAAGCTACTGTAGACAATTCAATTTTAATGCCTACACAGGCAGATCAACTTGAATTAATTAATAAAGCTGCTGAATCTCAAAAGGCTATTGATGATGCTAAAAAGGAAGTTAACGCACGGTATTACACTGAAGCTCAACGATTTGCAAGGGAGCATCAAGATAATATTGATAAGGTCACACTTGCGTACGCTGGTACACCACAGTTAAAAGAAAAGCTTGCTCAAGAGGATGCATTATATGCTGCGCAAATCGCAAAACTTGAGTCCGATAAAAAGGAAGAGTACAACCAATACTTTGCTTTTGAAACTGATCGAATCAAGCAGATTGAACAAAACTTTGATCGACAAAAAGAGTTAATCGACTCTAATGCCGAGTATGAGTACGGGAAATCGAAAAAAGCTTTAGAGATTAAAGCTGCTCTTGAGCGTCAAAAAAAAGTTGAAATTGCTGCCGTAAAACGCGAAGAAGATGCACAAATTCAGTCGGCGTTTGAGGGTTATCTAAACCAGACCGAAATTGTTGTGAAGCGTTACCAACGTGAACGTGAAGAAATACTTCAAACTTATAGTTTAAGTAAACGTGTTCGCGAAGAGTTGGCAAAATCTAAGGATTATGCAATTTTTGAAACTTTAAACCAAGCCTCTGACAGCGTCTTTCAAGTTGGTCAGAACTCTGCTCAATCCCTATTTAATAGACTTAATCCTGAAGAGTTTTCAAAGTTTAATTTGCAAAATCAATATTCTTCGGATTTCGGAGGACTCCAAACATCCTATAACGATGAAGTGTCTGGCATTAAATTGATTGAAAATGAGAGTGAGCGTAACGCTCAATTGTTGGCTGCTCGTGAACAGTTTTTGAAAGCAAAAGCTGCACTTGATGCAGATTACGCACAAAAAGAGCGTGATTTGGATCAACAGAATTTTGAAACCAAGATGCAAGTTTATTCGCAAATTGCTGGAATGACGGGGCAGGTTTTTTCAGACATGACCGCACTATTAGAGCAAAGTGTTGGGAAGTCAAATGCGCTTTACAAAACTATGTTCTTTGCCTCTAAGGCTGCTTCAATAGCTCAAGCAATTGTTAACACAGAAGAGGGGGCTACAAAAGCACTGGCACAAGGTGGCGCTTATGGAAGTGTTTTGGCTGGAGTTGTTAGGGCAACAGGTTACGCTTCAGTTGGTATCATGGCAGCTCAAACAATCCAAGGTATGGCTCATAACGGTATAGACAATATCCCGCGTGAAGGTACATGGCTTTTAGATGGTGGTGAACGTGTACTAAACCCTCAACAGAACAAAGATTTGACGAATTATTTAAATAATCGTCAAAACGGGTCTAGTGAGGGCAATGTGCAAATCAGTCAACAGATTACGTTTGCTGATGGATCCGCAAGCGTCAACACACAAGGGCAAAAGCAAATTGCTGAATCTCTGAATAATGCAATGGATGCTTGGGCTAGACGAGAAAGTCGTCAAGGTGGGGTCTTGTTTAATCTTGTGAGACGTTAATACCCAAATTTAACCACTTAAACCCAAATAAACCCACTTTACTGAGTGGGTTTTTTTAAGGAGGCTTACTTTCTACATGAGCAACCGTAAATTCACTTGGTGCCAAGATTTAGAGGGTAATTCAGGTTCGCAGAGCTTTAATACGTTATCAAGTAAATTTGGTGACGGTTATGAGCAGAATACTTCAATTGGTATCAATAACCGATCTGGTACATGGCAATACACTAGAACAGCAGTAAAAGCCGAAATTATGCAAATCAAAGCGTTCTTCGATCAGCACAAGGGAGCGGACTCGTTCCTTTGGGATTCACCTTTAGATGGTGAGGTCCGAGTAAAAACAGGTGAATATCAACCCCGTTGTTTAGGTGGTGATGTTTGGCAAATCTCTACGACATTCACCCAAGTCTTTTATCCTTAATTTAAACCCCTTTAAAGCCCCTTTTTAGGGGCTTTTTTATGCGAGTAAGAAAATGACTAAGCAAGTTATTAATGTTGGTTCAGCTGCAAATGACGGATCTGGAACGCCAGCTCGAACAGCCTTTCAGTATATAAACGCAAACTTTACTGAAGTTTATGACTTCCTAACTGGAGCTACTAATGCAACTACACTCCCCACAGCTCTACCAATTGCAAAAGGGGGGACAGGCGCAACTTCGGCAGCGGCTGCACGGACTAATTTAGGATTGGGTGATGCCGCAACTAGAAATGTTGGTACTACAGCTGGTAATTTGATTGAGGTTGGCGGTTTTGGAATTGGTGGAGTAGGCCAAACTTTTGAAAGAAAAATGATTACGGGGGTAAACCTAGATTCTGTCGTTAGCTATGTATTGTTATTCCCTTATTCTGCCAACAACTCACCCAATCGAAACATGTTTGGTGAGCTAGTGTTTTCGAGGGGGGATTCAGGCTCAGCAAATCAACATTCGAGAACTTTAGTATCAATTCAGCAAGCATATGATCGTGTTACAGCCCGGCTTATTAGTATTGGTGTAACAACTCATATTTCAGGTATGGCTGTAGTTAAATATCAAAATATAGACTATGTTGCCATTCGAAGAACAGCAAGTTCTTCAACATCGGCATTTAGATATTTTTCCGGTATTTCCAATATTACATCTGATAATTATTTAGTTACTGTTCATACAGATGACGTTGTTATTGTCAGAGAGATACCTGTTGTAATTGAGCAGCTAAGAACATCTGCGAATACTTCTGTGGATTCCAACGGTTTCATTAAAGCAGCATCACCAGTAGTTAAGCTATTTAACGACCATATCGAGCTCAATAATGATGCAGAAAAACAACCGATTGAATTTAAGAGAACAGGTGTTGGTGATTACTTAATTAAAGGTTCTCTTGGTTTTGCTCAAGAAGGTTGGTATATCGAGGTTCCTAAGGACGCTAACGGTAATACAGTCGTAGCTGTTGAATACTCAACTTTAGAAAATGGTGATATTTCAATTAAAACTTACAAACGTAAGTTTGATGTGGAAAAGGCAGCCATTGTAGCTGATCTCGAAAATCCACTCGATATTCCAGAAGGCCGCTGGATTGATATCCGTTTACATGAAGAGCTTGTTGTAGAGGAGACACTACCAGATGACACTGAATAGTGATTTCCAGAAACTTTATGTAGATGGGTTAATCACCCTATATGAATTAGATGCCAGCGCTTTAGGAGCTGGCATTTTGCGTTTCCATGGGCATATTTCTTATGAAGATTGGGAAAAGATTTATGTCTCAGCTGACTTAACAAGTTGGAAGGCTGACACAGCAACAATCAAGGCCGATAAAGTTTTTAATATTGGCGATCAGAAAGTATGGATGCGAAATATTATTTGGCAAGGTCAAGTATTTGAGCCAATGGCGCTTGAGGTCTCTGGCCTTGAAATGCGTTCGGATGGTAAAGCTTCTGCACCGACCTTATCAATGGCAAACAACATTAACGGCATTCAAAATGCTGTCTCAGCCTATTGTTTACAGTTTAAGGACTTCGCGGGAGCCAAGCTTAAAGTCATTACCACGCTTGCTAAATATCTGGATGCCGAAAACTTTACGGCAGGTAACCCAACTGCTTCCAATGAGTTTAAAGAGCAGCTTTGGTATATCGAGCAAAAAACATCTGAAAACGCCCAGCAAGTAACTTTTGAGCTTTCAAACCCAATTGATTTTGAAGGGTTGAAAATTCCTGTACGTCAAATTACCTCGTTATGCCACTGGTGCATGATGGGCAATTACCGTGGTGAGGAATGTGGATATACCGGAGCGTCAATGTTCACCGATAAAGATGAGCCTACCAATGATCCAGCTTTAGATCGATGTAGTGGGAGTTTGCGTTCATGCCGTTTGCGTTTTGGAGAAAACAAGCCATTACCTTTTGGCGGGTTCCCTGCATCAAGTTTATTGTGAGGTTTTATGAAACTTACAGCAAAAAACCAAAAAAGCAATCATGGCCCATGCCGATGAATGCTATCCGCATGAATGCTGTGGGGTAATTGTTGGAAAAGAATATATCCGCTGCCGCAATGTTTCCGCTCAATCTGATCAGTTCGAAATCCATCCTGAAGATTTAGCTATGGCTGAAGATCAAGGCGAAATCTTAGCTTATGTGCATTCCCATCCAGATGGAACAACAAGAGCATCGGAATTAGATTTAATTCAAATTGAACTGCATAAAAAACCATGGGTGATTTGCTCATATCCAGATCTGGATTTTCAAGTCTACGAACCTTGCGGTTATCGCGCCCCTTTAGTGGGGCGTAATTATTTTCATGGCTGGCAAGATTGTTACGCGCTGATTCGTGATTTTTATAGCCGTGAGTTAGGTGTGGAGCTGTTGGATTTTCAGCGAAAAGATGCTTGGTGGGAGGATAAATCCCATCCATCACTTTATCTTGAAAACTATGAAAAAGCAGGCTTCTATGAAGTAGATACACCACAATATGGCGATATGCTTGTTTGTCGTGTTGGGCGTACTGAACATCCCAATCATGCGGTTGTTTGGCTAGGCGATAATGGACAGCTTAAATCTGAACAAACAGAACAATGCATAGGTTCAAGCTTAATTCTGCATCATCCGTATAATCGAAAGTCTGTACGTGAAGTTTACGGCCAGCAATGGAAAGATCGTACGGTAAAAATCTTGAGGCATAGAGATGTTAAAAACAATTAAGTTGTACGGCATCTTGGGGCAAAAGTTCGGTCGTGAATTTAAGCTTGATGTCGCAAATACACGTGAAGCCATGCGTGCGTTATCTGTTCAGATCGCTGGCTTCGAACACTTCATGACACATGCCCATGAGCAAGGGTTGGCTTTTGCAATTTTTCTTAAAGGTAAAGGCTCAAGTAATAAGCGTGGCAAGAAACGTCCAGCAATTTACGATCATGAATCCAAACGCTTAATCACTGGTAACAATATCGGTGAAGAACAGCTTGATATGAATACTGAAGCAGAAACTATTCATATCGTCCCGCGTGTAATGGGGGCAGGGGGTAATGGTGGAGTCTTACAATTAGTTCTTGGAGTAGTTCTGATTGTTGCAGGTGTGATGACTGGGGGTACGTCTTCAGTTTACGGTATTGCATTGATTGGCGCTGGGGCAGGTATGGCGATGGGTGGTGTTGCTTCAATGCTTATGCCAAAAGTAGCAACAACTCAAGATCAAAACCAAGATGGTAACAGAGCCAATGAAGGCTTTGGCAGTGCGGTAACTACGGTAGCACAAGGCAACCCTGTGCCCATTCTATATGGGCAACGTGAAGTAGGTGGATTTATTGTCAGTGCTGGTCAGTATCCAGAAGATCAGATGTAGTTTTTTAATATTTTACAGGCGCTTTTTAGCGCCTTTTTTATTGCGTGAGATTTGATATGGCGATTGTAAAAGGCGCAAAAAAAGGCAACCAACAAGCTAGACAGCCCGTAGTGGCCCCAGACTCTGCACAATCTAAAACCTACATCAAAATTTTATACGGTATTTCCGAAGGGCCGATTGAAGGCTTGGCAAATGGTCTTCAATCCGTTTTTCTTGAGGAAACTCCGCTAGAAGGTCCAACTGGAACTCTTAATTTTGACAATGTAAAAGTTGATTTTAGAAATGGTACTAATGATCAGGAATATATTGAAGGTTTCCCTGCCGTTGAAAATGAAATCCCGATTGACGTAGAGCTTAAATCATCTACACCGTGGGTACGTTCTTTTAATAACCTTGATCTTGATGCGGTTAGATTACGATTACGTTGGGGGCCACTACGCAACCAAAACCCAACAACTGGTGATGTTACTGGCTATACAATTGAGTACGCTGTGGATTTGCAAACTGATGGCGGTGCATGGTCAGAAGTATTAAGAGCAAAAATTTCAGATAAAACTTCTGATAACTATGAGCGTCCACATCGTATCGACTTACCCAAAGCCGATTCAGGCTGGCTTGTTCGTGTTCGCCGCATCACACCAAATTCAACGTCTGAATATATCAGCGACAAAATGTATGTTAAGGCGGTCACTGAAGTAATAGACGCGAAATTACGTTACCCAAATACAGCATTATTGGGCCTTCAGTATGATGCCGAGACCTTTGGAGACGTTGCTAAAGTTGCAATGGATACAAAAGGCAGGATTATCAAGGTTCCCACTAACTATAATTCAGTTACACGGCAATACGTTGGTATTTGGGACGGTACATTTAAAGAGGCATACTCAAATAATCCAGCATGGATCTATTACGACATCTGTACAGCAGATCGCTATGCTTTGGGCGACCGCTTAACTCCATTAATGGTTGATAAGTGGTCTTTATATCGTTTAGCTCAATATTGTGATGAGTTAGTACCGGACGGATTAGGCGGTCAAGAACCACGCTTTACTTGTAACGTTTATCTTCAGAGCGCAGAAGGTGCATTTGAGATTTTAACTAAGTTGGCTGGTGTATTTCGTGCCATCACGTTTTGGGATGGCAATAGCATTATTTGTGATGCGGATATTCCCCAAGATACTTACTTTACATATACCCGTGCCAATGTCATTGATGGCAATTTTGAATACTCAGGAACCCGTGCGCGTGATCGCCATAATGTTGTAAAAATTGCGTGGGATAACCCGGATAATCACTACAAAACGGAATATGAGTTTGTTCGCGATGAAAAGGCGATTGCTGAGGCTGGCCAAGTTCGTATTTTGGAAATTGATGCTTGGGGATGCACTTCGCGTGGACAAGCGCAGAGAGCAGGTCATTGGGCTTTAAAGTCAGAGCAACTTGAAACACGTACAGTGTCTTTCAAAGTTGGTCTAGATGGACACATTCCTTTGCCGGGGAAAGTAATTGAAGTTGCTGACTCTTTATTTGCAGGTCGTGCAAATGGTGGTCGTGTATCTGCTATTTCGGCAGATCGTAAAAGTATTACTTTGGACCGAGATAATGTGGTTGCAGAAGCTGGCGACCGACTTGTAATTAATGGTGAAAATGGCAAAGCCCAAACACGTATTGTTCAGTCAATAGCAGGTAGAGTTATTACAGTAACCACGGCTTTTGATGTGAATTCGATTGCTGTGCAAAACATTTGGGTTTTAGATGCTCAAGACTTGGCAACAATGAAGTTTCGGGTCATCTCTATTACTCAAGATGATAAACATCAATTTAGCATTACTGCTCTTCAATACAATCCTTCAAAGTTTGATGCAATCGACACTGGAGCACATTTTGAAGAAGCACCTATTTCAATTGTTAATCCTACTGTTCAAGATGCGGTTACAAACGTCACCATTACAAGTGAAAGCCGAGTAGATCAAGGTATTAATATTGCCACAATGATTGTGTCATGGGCACAAGCCCGTGGAGCGGTTAAGTATCTGGTTGAGTGGCGTAAAGACGACGGAAGCTGGATTAAGCTTCCATTGACAGGCAATAACTCTGTAGAAGTACCGGGGATTTACGCTGGTCAATATCAGGCGCGTGTAACAGCAATTTCAGCATTTGAAGTTTCTTCTTTACCGTCATACTCAGTGTTGACTGCTTTGACTGGTAAGCAGGGGCTACCACCAAAATTAGCTTTTATCCGTGCAGTTGGAACAATGTTCGGAATGAAAGTGGAATGGGGATTCCCGGCAACTGGCGCATTAGACACTGCATATACGGAAATTGAGTATTCTACGACTTCCAATGGTGCCAATATTCAGCCTCTGGGTTCTTATGCTTATCCAACGACTTCACTACAGCAGCAAGGTTTAGCAGCTAATGTGACACTTTGGTATCGTGGACGGTTGGTTGACCGCATCGGCAATAAAGGGGATTGGTCTAGTTGGGTTAGTGGCACTTCAACTGCACAGGCGAATGATATTCTTGATGCGCTTGATGGCTTAATTTCTGCAACACAGTTAGATCAAAACTTAAGAGATACGATCAATAAAATTGATACGATTGAGGGTCTTGATGGAGATATCGGAAATTTAATTGACAAAGTTACTGCTCTTGAGGGTGAAATTGATTCTGCTAATGCAGCAATCGATACTGAAACCCAGCAAAGAGTAAGTGATGTTTCTGGATTAAACGATAGCCTTACACAAGAAATTAGTGATCGAATTGCAGCAGATACAGCTGAAGCACAAGCCCGTGCAGATGCGATTGCACAAGAAGCTTTGACACGGCAGGGGGAAGTTAAGCAAGTTTCTGATGCCGTTGCAAAAGAAACCAATGATCGCATTACTGCGGTTAAAGGTGTCAGTGATGGCTTAACTCAGGAAATTCAGGCTAGAACTGATGGTGACCAGCAGATTCTTAATGCTGTTACTACCTATAAAGAAAGCACCGACACCTCAATTGCAGCTGTTCAAGAATCGGTTGATATTGTTGCAGATGACTTACATGCTACAGCAACAAAACTGGACGGTGTTTACGCACAGGTAACACCTTTAACGGCTGACCAAAACAACTGGACAGCTGATAGTGGTAGCAACCAAGCAGGGGCGTGGACAATTCAGTCAGCATTTGCTGAAGGTGATTTAGCCCTAAGTAAACGTATCGATGTTGTTAATGCTCAGGTGGGAAATAACCAAGCTGCTATTCAGCAAGAAGCCTTAGCAAGAGTCAATGGTGACAGCGCACTAAGCCAAAGAATTGATACGTTGAGTTCAGATTTTGGCAATAACAATGCTTCTGTTCAGCAAAAACTTATTGCTTTGGCTAATGCCGATGGAGCACAGGTTCAGGCACTGAATAATTACATTGCTTCCAATGACTTGGCTCTGGCTTCGGTTATAGACGATGTAACAGCAGTTGTTGATGACACTAGTGCAAATACAGAGGCAATTGATGGTTTAAGAGCCAGTGTAAAGGTTGCCACGGATGATGCTGGCAAAGCACTTGAAAATAGTGCTACTGCCATAAGCAAGGCTGATACAGCGGTGTCTCAAGCAGGTTCAGCTTCATCAATGGCGCGGGAAGCAACAGCAACAGCACAATCGGCAAGTTCAAAAGCAGATGGTGCTATTAATACAGCCAATACCGCTAGTAGTGATGCTGCAACTGCAAAAACCAATGCTGCAACTGCTATCAGTAAAGCGCAAGCTGCTGCTGATGCTTCTAGTGCCAATGCATTATCTATTAATGAAATCAATGCTGCTTTAGAGGACAAGGCTTCAACTGGTGCGCTTGAAGAAGTCAAAGCGGATGTAGAGGATATTGATGGCGTTGTTAAAGCTCAAACGCAGAAGCTTGATGGTGTTTATGCAAAAGTTACTCCATTAACTGCTGACCAAAACAACTGGACAGCTGATAGTGGTAGCAACCAAGCAGGGGCGTGGACAATTCAGTCTGCTTATGCTGATGGCGATTTAGCTTTAAGTAAGCGCATCGATACCGTTTCAGCTTCAGTTGGTGAAAACACTGCATTAATTCAACAGGAAGCTACAGCAAGAGCGAATGGTGATGCTGCTACAGTCCAAGCTTTAAATGTTTATAAAGCGAGTAACGATGCAGCTTTAGCAGCAGTGAGTCAACGAGTTGATATTAATACTGCAGACAATGAAGCAACCGCTTTAAAAGTTGATGCAATTGATGTCAAAGTCAATACTGCAACTGATCAAGCAGGTCAGGCACTTGAAAATAGTGCTACTGCTGTAACTAAATCTGAAGCAGCAGTTTCGGAAGCTGGGTCTGCTGTTACTGTAGCGAATCAGGCGAAAGCAACAGCTGGCACTGCCAGTAGTGACGCTGCAACAGCCAAGGCAAATGCAGCTACAGCATTATCACAAGCCAATGCAGCAGCAGATGCATCTAGTGCAGCAATTGATCGTGTTGAGTCTGTAGAGGCTGAACTTGGAGACAAGGCTTCAACCGGTTATGTGGATAGCGTGAAAGCTATCGTTGATGAGCAAGGGGATTTGATCAATGCAAATACCGAGCGATTAAGTGGAGTATTTGCAAAAGTTACCCCACTAACCGCAGATAGTACTTCACTAACTGCGGACAGTTCATCAACAGAGGCTGGCTCATGGTCATTACAATCAGCAGCAGCTGAAGGTGACTTGGCTCTAAGTAAGCGGATTGATATTACTCAGGCTCAGATAGATGAAAATAAAGCAACTATTGCCTCTGAATCTACTGCGCGTGTAAATGCTGATAGCGCACTTGGGCAGCGAATAGATACAGTGCAGGCACAATTTTCAAGTAATTTGGCAACTGTACAGAGTGAAGTTAAAACGGTCAGTGATGCACAAGGGGCTACAGCAGGTAAAGTCGATACGATTCAATCTACAGTCGATGGACATACTGCAAGTATTCGAACTCAGCAAGATGCTATTGATGGGATTAGTACACAGTACACTGTCAAACTCGATACAGGAGGTTATGTTGCTGGATTTGGTTTGATGAATTCTGGCAAGTCATCTAACTTTATTATTCGTGCTGATATGTTTGCGATTGCCCCACCTGCTGCAAATGGTAATGCGGCTAAGTATGCATTTGTATATCAGGCTTCTCCAGTCACGTTACCAAACGGCACTGTTATTCCAGCAGGTTTAAAGCTTGATGATGCAGTAGTCGGTACGCTTAATGCGAATAAGCTTTGGGTAGAGAAACTTAGCTCAATTAGCTCTGATCTTGGAACACTTAAAGCTAAATCTGCCAACATTGAAGATGGAGCAATTCAAACAGCACATATCGGCAATGCTCAGGTGGATACTCTAAAAATTAAAGATAATGCTGTAACAGTTCCAGTTTCAGCTTTTGCAGAGGCTTCAGTCGCAGTAAATACTGAGTATGTCACGATTCAGACTTTGGCGGTTCCATCTGATATGGGGCATACAACCTTAACTTTTGGCGCTGTATTTAGTTTTACTGGATATAGCCCTAAACAGCAGGTTTTATGCCGGGTACTTAAGAATGATCAAGTTGTTTTTGAGGATCTCGAAGTTCACTTTATTGAGCATAGTTCTATTGCTTTAATTACTGATGCAAACGGCTCACATAACCATAATGGCTCAACTGTGAATGTCTCAGGTAATACCGGACAAGATGGTTCACATAGTCATAGCTTTAATGTCAGCGGTACAACAGGTTCAACAAATGCGGGAGGGGATTATCATAGTCATTCATTCAATGCCAATGGCAGTACAAACAGTAATGGTTCACATAGTCATAGTGTTAATTTAAGTGGCAATGTAGTGATGTCTGAAGGTGGCGCACATACGCATAATATTACTGTACAAGGTAACTCGCGTAGTGCTGGAACCTTGAATATTTCAAGACACGATTCAACTGGTATTGCTGGAACTTTTAAATTACAGCTTAAGGCTGTGGCTGGTGGTTCAATGAATGTGTCACAACGTTATATTCATGCAATGACGATGAGGAAGTAATGGCATATTTTGCAGTATATGAAGTTGAATCTGGTGAAATACAAAACTTAATTGAGTGCCCTCAGTTTCTAGCTGAAACAATTCATCTTGAAGAGGGGCAACAGTTTTTAGAAGTAGATCACCAGATATCAGCAAATAAGTATTTAGTCAAAAATGATGAGTTGGTTTTAAGAGATTAACTCATCCAATAGTTATGAAGCACCCTAAATTGGGTGCTTTTTTATGCCGAAATTAGGGGGGGCTGCATGGCAGACAATCAGCAAATTATAGATACATCGACCGCTTTGGCGGCCAGTAAGGGTGCAACATACGGGGGAAGTGTGGCAGGAGCAGTTTCGGCGTGGATCGGGTCAATCGATTTAGCATTTTGGGTCAGTATCATCATTGGTTTAGCTGGTTTTTTAATGAACTGGTACTACGCCAGAAAGAAAAATAAGCGCGATGAAATCGCCCTTAAAGCTTATTTAGAAAGCTTGGAAAATAAAGGTGACTGTAATGTCAAACAAGACTAAATATGTCGCCGCATTCTTAGCAGCTTCGGCTGCTTTTTTTGTGGGCGTAAAAAACGATGAAGGGTTTACATCAAAGCCAGTAATACCCGTCAAAGGGGATCGCCCGACACAGGGTCATGGTTCAACATTCAAGCCAGATGGCTCACCAGTGAAAATGACAGATCCACCAATCACACGAGCAACAGCAGATAAATGGTTGCGTAATGATGTGGCTAAGCGTGAAGTTGCTTTTAAAAATTCATTGAAGGGCGTGAAGTTATCACAAACTGAATATGACCTTTATTTGGATTTTTCTTATCAATACGGTGTGCCAACATTCGCAAATTCATCAATGCTTAAACATTTAAAGGCTGGTCAATATAAAGCAGCTTGCGACTCATTACTTAAATATAAGTACGTTGCAAAACGTGATTGTTCGATTCGTTCTAACGGCTGCTATGGAGTTTGGACCAGACAGCTTGAACGACACGCAAAATGTATAGGAGCGCAGTGATGTGGATTGTGTTTGCTGCTAAGTATTGGCGAGAAATCATTATTGTGTTTCTCGCTTTTTTATTGGCCATATCTTTGGCCGTACTCAATTACAAAACTGGTCAGTTAAAAGAAGCCGATCAAAAGTGTTTGTCGCAGATCCAGAAAATCGAAAAGAAAAACTTAGAGGCCCTTGCCGAAAAGCAAAATCAGATCAATAAAGTGAGCGCAGACTATGAAAAAGTCAAAGCAGAGCAAAACACCAAAGTCGAATATATTGAGCGTGAAGTGCAAAAGATCGTGGAGCGTCCTGTTTATAAGTCTAGCTGTATTGATGATGACGGGGTGCAGCAACTCAATGAACTCATTAAAGCCGGCAATACCAGCTAATCTCATCCAGCCGTGCCCTAATTTAAATGAAATTGAGGGTACAACTGGAAAAGATTTAATGATCTGGTCAGTTGATACAGTTGCAAAATATAATGACTGTAAAGCAAGGCACGGTGCGATTGTGAAGGCTCTTGAGTAAGAGCCTTTATTAATGTGCAATTATTTGCTCAATAATCTGGATAATTGCACATTTTGAGCAAAATTATTCTCAACTGTATTCTCTCGAGGTTTTATCATGCAGCAATTAATGATTATGGTCACAGAAGTTGGAAAGCTTGAGCACACATGTAATTTGCTTGCTGAGGTAAACAAAGGCGGTAAAGTCATAAAGGTTTTCGACTACAACGGTAATCAATTACCAATCAACATTGATGGAACCGTGACATTTAATAGACGCCGTTGGGAGCTTCCCATTAAAGTAGATTTAAAATAA